CTTCGTCATTCCCAAACCACTGGTTTCTGGCTTGCCAGCGCAAGGTTTTATCATCGGCTCTGGGAGACGCTTGAACGGTTTGTGGTATTTCTACGCTACTATTTTCATCTTGTAAAGGGGTTGGCTTGAAATTTTTTGCCTGTTCCATACGCATTTGGGCTGTTGTCAGCGCCGCTTGCGCTTCAATCATGGCATCTGCATCAAATGCTTCGTGCGCTTCTTTAAACTGCTTTTTGGCAACTTCATACTCGGCTTCTGCCGCCGATTTCAAAGTGCCCGCATAAGCTTGCTCACCCGTTGAAACATACTGTTTGAGCCGCTTGTTTTCATCAACAAGGGTACGCGCTACTTTTTCAAGTTCTTCGCGTTCGCGCATAACCGTTTCTTTAGCACGGCGCTCGTCATGTTGTTTGTGACTTATCTCTTTGATTCTACGACGAACTTTTTCACCATAAGATTCAAGTTCTTCGTCCGTAACATCTTCAACATTTGTCGCAGGTTGATAACCACGGTCTTGTTCAGGCGTGTCATCTTTGACTTCGATATCAACGTCGCCTTCAATATCAAACTCTACTTTGTCGTTTTGCTGCGATGCAGCATTTTGTTCTTGTTCTACTTCATCTGGAAACTTGTATGTTTCAGCCATGTGTTTCTCCTTATGCGCGAGCGATGCCGCGTGGGTCTTCGACAACACCTTCAACATTGTCGTCAGTAATCATGCGGAATTCGCGGTTGTGAATTTTGATCCGTGAACCCGTATTTGGACGTACCAGAACAAAATCACCCTGTTTGCACCACGGCCCACTGGGGAACCGTTTCTTGTCTCTATAACAATCAGGGCCGAGAGATATAACAAACAGCACCGTAGTCAGGCGTTCTTCATACGACACGGTGACATCCGCTTTAACAAGACCGCTTTCATAAGTGCCGTCGATTTCAGGGATTGCACAAAGGATGTGGTATCCAGACGGTTGCGGAAGTTGCTTTGCTTTTGCCTCTTGTGTTTCCGGCAGAACGGTGGATTGTTCTGGATTGTCAGGGTTCTGACCAATCAATATTTCACTCATTTGCGTCTGTCTCCAGATGTTTAACAAGGTCTAATATGTGACGCTCTGCAAAGGCTAGACCTTTAATCACCCCACAGAGATGTTGATACTCATCAAAAGTTTTGCAGACGCCGTTTGCTAGGTCGTCCGTGTAGTTGTTCATGTCATTGCGCAGGGTTTTTTTTATCTCCTCTGCGAACCTCACATACATCATTGCTTAGTCTCCTTGGATTTTTGCTGCGCCCTACGTGCTTCTTCTTTATGCTTTGCCATATCAACGCCTATCTTTGTTCCTTCCATTTGCTGACGGCCTTTGATTTCTTCTTCGCGTAAACGAATTTCATCTGCTTTAGCCGCAATGTCAGCCATGTCTTTTTTAGACTTGCGTTGTATTTCCTGCATTTGAATTTGCATCTTAGCTTGTGACTCTTGCATTTTAGTTTGCATCTGAGCTTGTGCTTCTTGGGCTTTAGCTTGGCCCTCTTGTTGTTTTAACTGCAACGCTTGCTGTTTTATCTGCAACTCTTGTTGCTGAATTTGAAGCAACGGGTCTTGAGCGTTTTGTTTAGCTTGTTCTTGCCCTGCCAGCGCTTTACTCTGCGCCAACACTTGTGGAGCAGCTTGTGCCAACAACTGCGACAACTGATACTCCATCTCAGGCGGCAGTCCTTCTTTAGAGTCTGGCAATGCTGCACCCAGCGCGTCAGATATTTTGTTACGGTAGGCAAACCCAACGTGTTCTGTAATGTGAGACAACATCGCTGCTTGAATAGCTTGCGCTTGCGGGTTTTGACCAATTAGCTTTTGTATAATAGGGTCTTGTGCAGCGGCGTTATGGACGGCAATGTGGGACTCGTGATCCTGATACGCAAACGCTTTAACCGGTTTGCCAGACAAAACATTTTGATTTTCTTGCACGGGATCAGTTGGTTTTAGATCATCCACGGTTGGAATAAGTTTTTCTATGTTTTTAATGCCCAGCACTTGCAACATTTGCCGGTGTAGTTCTGGCATGTCATAAATCTGAGGCGAAGACGTTGATAGCTGCAATACGGCTTGATATTGTGCAATCCGCTGGCTCATCGTAGCCGTATTGGGATCAGACACCGGTATGATTTCCAAATGCCGATAGTCCTCATACTTAGCTTTGCGGCCCTGCTCTCCGTCTACGTCGTACGGATACTCTTCGTTAGCCGGGGAATCTTCGCGCACTAACTCCGCAATTAACTGCAACTCTTGTTTAAACGCGTAATGCACCCGCGCTTGCACCGCTGACATCACTTTTAACTGGCGTTCTAACAAAGCCAGCGTTGTGCCTACAGGGGCTTGCGCTGACATATCGGATACTTTCATATCCGCTGTAGCTGCAAAGCGACGCCCTTCTTCCACAATCTTGTCTAACAACCCCGACAGCACTTGGCTTGGTTCTTTATATGGCAACGGCAGTATGTTGTCTTTTATAGCACCGGAACCAATATCCACGTCGCGCCACTCGCCGGGAGCAATCGGCGTGTCATCTCCTTTGATTCGCATCCCGCGTGATTTCAAACCACCGGGCAGGTTACTCAGTGTCCCCGCGTCAACTAGCTGGCGCATAATACTTGTTGCGCTTTTAGCAAACCCACCGATTAAATGGAACAAACCAAAACCATACGCGCCAAAGCCGGGGATATACTGGTAGTGAACGTAGTGCAACCGTTTCTGCCGTTTTTTGTCGTCTTCTCTCCAATTACGGCGGATAGACAAAATCTGATCTGTGCCATCAACAAACGTCACAATATACGGCAACGCCAAACCAGTTGGCTCACCGTGTTTGTCCGTGTCTTCAAACCCCGGCAAATCAAGGTCAACACACGCTTCGTAAATCGTATACCGATCATCGTTTATGGGTGATACGCCCGTTTCCAAATCTTTGCGTTTCTGGATATCTGTGTTTGTTTTGAGCGGTTCACCCAAGTCCACGTCTAACCAAAACCCGTTGTATTGCAACAACGCTACTTCGTTTTTAGTCTTGCGCATCCGGTGCGTAATACGATGGCATGTCAACAATTCAGACGCGCCGTATGGCAGCATGATGTCTTCAGCCGGTACAAACACCGAAGTCTGGCGCTCCAGCACTGGGTCTTTATAGACTTTCTTAAAAGCTGACCCCGCCCCCGGAAGGCTCCACAACATGCGCTCATGCTCAGGACGAAACTCGGTCATATTCTCCGTCAACTGCCAATTCATATCTTCTGACACACGCGCTGCTGCTGCATCTTTATCTATTGTCTGTTTACCAACAATTTTAGTTTTAACCGGCCCCGCTGCTGGAAAAGTCTCCATAATCGTCTCAGACTGAAACCGCACCACTGCCTCGGTAATCATCGGGTGGAACACGCCACACGCCCCGGGCCACGGTTCCGTGCGGTTCTCGTATTTGAGGCCCAGCAACTGGATACCGTCTTTCATCATCGTTTCCCAATCTTTGCGGGAATTGATGTCGTTCTTAATGTCAGAAGATAGCTCGGAGACCAAAGTCTGCAAGGCACGCTCGTCCATTTCTTCAGCAAGGTTAGCGTTAAAATCTTCAGACCCTTCTTTTCCGGGTTCTATAGAAATTTCAACTCCATCTGCATGAATGTTTACTTCCTCGGGGTCAACAACTTCGATCTCAACATCCGGTTGGTCTTGTGACATTGCGTCGATGCTCTGCGGTGCCTGATACAAACTTTTATCAATAGCCATGATTTATCCTTAATAGTACGCCATGCTGCGGCGCGGCCTAAATTCTTTAACAGGTTCTGCTTCGTCCAGTGCTGTGCCTACGAACCCGCCTTGCCTAAACCGCAGCAACGCTTGTGTTGTCGTATCCACAAAGTCGTCATGTTCTCCAACCGGAAACGCCGCCATCTCTTCAATAACCTCGTGCGCCCAGCGTTCATCGGGTGCCCAAATCCGCCCACTGGCAAATAGATCAGCCACCGCGTTTACACGGACAACTTTGTCATTACCCCGACTTGGCGTGAACTCCTGCACTGGAATCCCCGACATGCGCAGTTCTTGGATCAGCGGCGCACCCGCCGCTTTTTTCTCAACGATGAACGCATCCGGTTTCCAATCGTTGTAGTGGTTGAGCGCAACCTCTTTTAACTCAGGAAACTCCATCCGATCCTTAAAAGCATCCAGCAATATCACTTGAGGCGCGTTCTTCTCCTCCTCGTTATACCACACCCCCCACGTCGTACAGGCGCTATAGTCAGCGGAGGTCTTAGCTTCAAAGGCTGTATCCCATGACTGAATTACAAACTGGCAGGGCGGTGGGCGCTCATGGGGCCACATCCGCCACATCTCCCGCTTGATAATAGCTACAACGTCAGAAGTCGGTTCCTGCTGATATTGGGCGTTCCAGAAGCGGGGGAGTAACGATGCTTTTGTTTTGAGCAGTTCTTCAACAGGCCATTTTTCAGGCCATAGCGCTTTGCCAGACGGCAAGATAGCGGGTAGCTCCACCACCTCCCACTGATCCGCTTCTGGATTTTTAGTCTGGTAGTCAATCAGCTTGGCAGTTAAATCCAACTGCCCCCACCTTGTCATCACCACAATAACGGAGCCGCCCCACATCAAACGCTGCCGAGGGCCGGTCTGATACCAGTTCCACGCTTGCTCAAACGGTAGTTTAGTCCCGCTCTTTAAGTCCTGCTCAGAGTGCGGGTCATCTATAACCAGCAAGTTAGCGCCGCGTCCAGCCAGCGCACCACCAGTGCCTACCGCGTAATACTTGCCTCCTTTGGCGGTACTCCACGACCCCGCGCTCTTAGAGTCTGCGCTCAGTTCAGTGCCGGGGAAGATTTCTTTATACTCAGGTGAAGCGATTAAGTTACGCACCCTACGACCAAAGTCCTCGGACAGAGACGATGTGTGCGTTGCCATAATGATCTGGAACTCTGGATGATGCCCCAGCAACCACGCTGGCAGCAAAAACGAAGTCAATTCCGATTTACCGTGGCGCGGGGCGACATTGATGATAACGCGTTTCTTTTTGCCATCCAGCACGTCTTTAAAAATCTTTGCCATGATCTTGTGGTGTCCGCCAACGGAGTAGTTGGGATACACCTTTTTGGCAAACTCAATCAGCGATGTCTGAGCGGCAGCGACTTCTAACCGCTTAATTTTCTCTTCAAGCAGCGTCAGCAGTTCTTCTTTCTGTTCACGCTGCGCTGGCATTAATCTCTTCCAGTTCTGGTGGGATATCTGCTACTTTGCCTTCAACAACCTGCATCAAGTCCATATACTTATCCATACGGTTCTTGATTTCTTTTTCCAAATCGGTGTCAGACAACTCCGCTTTCTTGACTTCAAGGCGCTCGGTAAACAGTGCCACCTCGGTAACTTTGCCCAGTAACTCAATAGCCCGGAGGCGGATTTTAGCATCGGGGTGCTTAGATTCTTCCAACAACTGCGCTATACAGTATCCGCGTAACTCTTTAGCTTGGTCAACAAAAGCCCAATCGTAAGCGGTGAGCATTCCAACCAGATGCTGGACGGCTTTGGGAACGGTGACTTTGGTCAGCGCGGTTTGCTGGGTAGCCGCGTCCAAAGGAATGGTCATTGCTGCAAATGCTTCTTGGGCTGATTTTTGCTGCGCGGTGGTTATTGTGGCGTCGTCGTCAAAGCCCAATTCCTTTAGCCAATCAGAGGTTTCTGTTTTCCCATCCACAATATCAGCAGCGCCAGCTTTTTTATCTGGGATGAACGGTGCGTCATCTGGCAGCACACTGGGTGCGTAGTCGGCATCTTGAATGCTGATCAAGTGTTCAAACATTTAACCCCGCGCTTATTAAGCGAAAAACACATTTACTTTTTGGCAAAGCCATAATACACTACGAACTCCTCCGTTGTGAAGCGCTTTAAAAAGCGCCCTCCAGTGGCCCCACCTCCTCGGGGCCACTTTTTTATTCCGGTATGTAAAAACTTTGACAAGCTAACTCTGCATTTTTTATGTAAAATTTTTTACATAGGGTCTCGTTTTTTGGCGGTGTGGTTAAAGAATAGTGTTCTAGCCAAGCTGCCACACTGCCCCGCCAAAAGGGTTCCCCGCCCCCCAGTGGGGTGACGCTGCGACGCTGCGGGGCTAGGCCGCGAAGCTGCGGGGTGAACTGAGGGTTACCAAAACACGTTATGGTATACTTATGTTGTCGAATTGCTCCACGCCGTGGGGCTGCGACGCCACTTAGGGACACGTTGTCCCTAAGTTACTTAACTGGAGATACACAAATGAGCCTTACCATTGAAACCCGTAACCAAGCCTACCTGATTTTTAACGCCGTGAACGACACGGCTTGCGACTTTGCAGAGAAGCTGTTGGGCATGGGGGTTGACGAAGCAGTAGGACGAGCGCTTGCGATGGAGTGGGCAAGCGCGAAGTATCACACGCCCATCACAATGGGGCAGCGCGGTTTGATGCTTCCGCAAGATAGCAATGCAAGGAAAGCGATGAACCGAGTGATTGCTTTCATCTGGCCGAGCGAGTCTGCTACGCCGAAGAAGAAAGCCAAGCGCAGCGCCGTCGATCCTGTTGAGGCGCTGATCAAGAAAATCAACAGCCTCACCCCCGCGCAGCGCCGCCGCATCCGTGCGGCGATTTAACTCAGGGACATTTTGTCCCTGAGTGTTTGACACTTTTCCACGGACTGATTTCGTGGGCGCGATGGGGGCGGCGCTATTCTGCCCCCTTTGTTTTGGAGAAGACAATGAAAGTTGGCGATAAAGTTAAACGCAGCCCGAAGATTTGGAAGGCCCCTGCGATGCAGTTTGTGGGGAAAATTGTAGAAACCGCGAAAGGCGGCTTTAAAGTGGATTTTGATCGATACAGCGTCAACCCGTGGAATGGAAAGAAGGAAAAAGATGTGGCTGTGTTCTACACCGCCACAGAACTTGTGCTTGTTAAGTAGTCCCGCACTCGTGCGCCGTGACAGGGCGCACTGTGGGCGCGATTGCCCTTAACCAATGGAGAAACAAAAATGAGTATCAAAGCTTTGCAGGAAGCCGTGGCGTATGCCACGCTGCAACACAACCACGTGATGGCGGCTGCGTTACAGGCCGCGCTTGACCGACTGACCAAGTAGTCCCGCACTCGTGCGCCGTGACAGGGCGCACTGTGGGCGCGATTGCCCTTAACCGATGGAGAAACAACATGAGTATGGACGCAGCATTTAGCACCGAAGCCGCGCTTGCGGCGGGGTTCCCGCTTGAAGTAGAAGCGGGTACTTGGGTTGAGAACGAACACGGCGACGACGTGTTCGTTTCGGGTGTAGTTCGCCAGAACGTGGCGAATTGGTTGGGCACTGTGTGCCCGTCAGGTCGGACGCTCGTAAGGGCGAAAGACGTGGTAATCGCCGCGCTTGAAGCAGCGGGTGTGGACTACGAGTTAGTGTAGTCCCGCACCACATAACTCAGGGACATTTTGTCCCTGAGTTTTCCCCCTTAACATGGAGAACAACATGACTGAGAAACAAATTGTAGAAGACTACTACGCCGCGATTGCGTGGCTGCACCACGACTTCGAGGAGGGGTTGACCGACAACCTCGCATACATGGATGAGTTGATGCACCAATGGATGAAACTGCCATTGACAAACGAAGCCATAGACACGCTCGACAGGGCGTGGGAGAAGTCCGAGGCATCGGGCAACTTCGCCACGTTTGAGCGCGCCATTCTCAGGAAGACAAACCATGCGTAAGGAAACCACATGGATACATTGCTTCATCATATGCGGAGGCTGCATCCTCGCGTTGGGCGGTCTCATCGTGGGCGACCTGCTGCTCACGTTCATTGGATGGGCGACCATCAGTGCGGGGGCTTACGCCGAGACACGACTCCTCACACGCCGCTAACTCAGGGACATTTTGTCCCTGAGTTTTCCCCTCAACTGACACTTACGGTAACGTCTTTTGGTAAGTGTTGATTGGACAATAGTCCACTACGTCCACTTGCAAAACCAAAAAGTGGGCGTAGTTTTATTCAATAAAAACAATATAGTCAGCGTCTACCTGTCCAAATAGTCCACATATATATATACTTTTACTAAACTAATAATATATACGGGTAAATGTGGACGTTGGACTTTTAACTTTCCGGTTAAAAAAGTCGGACAATAAAAAGTTAAAAAAATGGTGGACATTTTGGACACCGCACACCTAACACGTTGATTGTGCTACGCTACATCGCGGCCACATTTGCAAAAACCAAGTGGACGTTGTTGCCTTTCCTTAGACTACTTGGACACAAACCTGTATCTCGTTAAATTCATGGAGGTTTCATGCGTCAACTTTGCATTATCTGCCTAAAAAATAAGCTAATTCGTAGCTTTCGCTACGTTTCCACGCCCCATATAGGCGGCAGAACGCTGCGCTTGATAGGGAAAAAGTGCAACGCTTGCCGCACCACCGCGCTACTCCGCGAACCATCCGGCAAAGCGCTGCGCACCGCCATTGAACGCGGCGAGATCAGTTATGTGCAGGGAACGCTCATGCTGAAGAAGCACACCGAACGCCGCGCACAACGCAACACCATCCGCAAAGCCAAACTCAGCGCCATCGTGAAGAAAGCACACGCTAAACGCCGCGCACAACGCAGAGAGGAGAGAGACGACTCATAGACACCCGCACC